CACGCGGCAACGCCAAGTCGACCTTGTCTTCTGCGCTTGCGCTGTACATGCTGGCCGCTGACGGCGAAGGCGGGGCTGAGGTCTATTCCCTGGCCACCACCCGTGACCAGGCTCGAATCGTATTTGGTGATGCGCAGACCATGGCGCGCAGGTCTCAAGGTTTTCGCACCCGGTTTTCTGTCAACGTCGGCGCGCACAACATGAACGTGCTGCAGACCGGCTCCAAGTTTGAAGCACTCTCGGCTGAAGGGTCGACGCTAGATGGCTTGAACATTCACTTCGGCTGCATTGATGAACTGCATGCCCACAAAACCCGCACCGTCTACGACGTGGTGGAGACAGGAACCGGCAAGCGTGACAACTCACTTCTTTGGGTGATCACCACCGCAGGCAGCAACCGCTCTGGCATTTGCTACGAGGTGCGAACCTTTGTGACCAGGCTTCTCGACGGCGTGTTCGAAGACGACAGTCAGTTCGGCATCGTCTACGGTCTTGATGACGGGGACGACTGGACCAGCGAAGATTCGCTGATGAAGGCCAACCCCAACTGGGGTATCTCTGTGCGCCCAGAAATTCTGGGCCCACTGCAGGCCAAGGCTATGCAGTTGCCCAGCGCGATGAACAACTTCAAGACCAAACACTTGAACGAGTGGGTCAACGCCGACACAGCATGGATGGACATGCGTTCCTGGGACGCCTGCGCTGATCAGGACCTGGACATCGAGTCCTTTGTGGGTCAGCCCTGCTGGGTGGGGCTGGACCTAGCCAGCAAGACAGACATTGCCGCCTTGGTGATCGTATTTGCCCATCCTGAGGTTGCCGACGCGTTTGCGGTCTTTGGTAAGTACTACCTGCCAGAAGACACGGTCAATGCCAACGGCAACAGTCAGTACTCGGGGTGGATGCACACCGGACGATTGATCGTGACGCCAGGCAATGTGATTGATTTCAGTTGGATCGAAGCTGATCTGAATGATCTGTCCTCTCGCTTTGCGGTGCAGGCAGTCGCTTTTGATCCGTTTCAGGCGACACAACTCTCGACCCGAATGATGAGTGAGGGCCTGCCCATGATTGAAGTGCGCCCAACGGTGCTGAACTTTTCAGAACCAATGAAAACGCTTGAAGCCCTGGTGCTTCAAAAGAAATTGGTTCACGACGGTGACCCGGTGCTGGGCTGGATGGTCAGCAACGTGGTGGCCCACCTGGACGCCAAAGACAACATTTACCCACGCAAGGAGCGAGCAGAAAACAAGATCGACGGCATCGTTGCACTGATCATGGCGCTGTCGCGCGCGATCAAACCGGGCGACTCGGTGGTGCTGGGATCCGACTACGAACTCATGCTGCTTTGAACTGATGGGACTGTTTAGCTTTTTTGATCGCTTTCGAGGATCTGGTGGCTCCAGCGCTTCAGGTGGAGATCGTTCGCCATGGGGTGACTTTTCATTTGAGTCGATATCTGCGCGAAGTGGCAGTGGTATGCGCGTCTCGCCTGATAGCGCGCTTCGCCTAGCTGCTGTGTATGCATGTGTGCGGGTCCTGGCCGAAACAATTGCATCACTGCCGTTGGTGGTTTACCAGCGCCGCCCTGATGGCGGCAAGGACAGGGTCACGGACCACTGGCTTTACCGATTGATGGCCAAGCGGCCGAACAGGTTTCAAAATCCATTCGAGTGGCGCGAGATGCTGCAAGGCCACCTGGCTTTGCGCGGTAACGCCTATAACCAGATCATCACCAACCCGCGTGGCGAGATCATCGAACTTATGCCGATCCATCCGGACCGGGTCAAGATTGAGTTGTTGCCCTCAGGTGAATACCGCTACCGAATTAGCGACCGTTCTGGCACTGAGGTGATCTTGCCAAGAGGTGAGGTTTGGCATTTGCGTGGCCTATCTTCAGATGGCTTGATGGGTATGAGCCCGATTGAGCTTGCCCGGGAGAATCTGGGTACTGCACTAGCAGCCCAAGGCTATGGCGCACGTTTCTTTGCCAATGACGCCAAGCCCACAGGAGGGTGGATTGAATTCCCTGGCTCGTTCAAGGACTCCGAGGCCAAGAAGGTGTTCCGTGAGTCCTACCAGCAGGCACAGTCCGGGGCCAACCGAGGCAAGGTCCTGGTGTTGGAAAACGGTATGAAGTTTCACGAAGTGGGCGTCACAAATAAAGACGCCCAGTTTCTGGAGCTGCGCAAGTTTCAGATCACCGACGTGGCCAGGCTCTTTCGTGTGCCACCGCACATGATTGCTGATCTTGATAGAGCGACCTTCTCAAATATCGAGCAGCAGAGTTTGGAGTTCGTCATGCACACCATGACGCCCTGGGCTGAGCGCTGGGAGGCCAGCATTCAATCTGAGTTACTTCTTGAGAGTGACGATATAGAGATTGAGTTTGATTTTGCCAATCTGATGCGCGGTGATGCGTCCAGCCGCTCAAGCTACTACCAAAGTGGAATTCAAAACGGCTGGCTGACGCGCAACGAAGCACGCATTGCAGAAAACCTCAATCCCATTGAAGGACTTGATCAGCCACTACGACCACTCAATATGGTCGAGGAGAGCGCGGCAGAGGATTTGGAAATCGATACACAAGCAGAAGCGGCAGAGCCACCGGAGCAAAAAGCGATCGAGCCTTCGAAGGATGAGAGTGTTACCCGACTCAGTGGGCGATATAGCGCCCTTGTTAAAACGACCTCTGAGCGGCTTGCTCGCCGAATCGGCCGATCAGGTCATTTGGCAGAAAAAGACATCTTGTTGATCTCCCAAGCCTTGGCCGTGCCGCTTGACCGGGTTCAGCTTTGGTCAAACCAAACACCCCAGCCACTAGATCAAAAACGGCTCACCGAATCACTTATCTCCCTCGGACAGAATTTATGAAAAACCAACTATTAGTCGCTGAATTTATGGCAACGCCTTGGGCCTTGATGCCTGAGCGATTAAGTGCTCTGGCCACTGTCATTTCACGCTGGTCACAAGGCGTGCCTGCCAGCGACGCTGCCATGTTTCAGGTCCAAACAGACCGTGTTCTGCGGGACACCCGCAGACAGACCTCGGCTGCCATTTCGGGTGGCGGCATTGCCGTCATCCCTATTTACGGTGTGATCACACAGCGTGGAAATATGGTGGATGACGTCTCCGGCCCTGGCATGGTCAGCACCCAGATCATCACCCAGATGCTGAGGCAAGCTGTTGCCGATGATGCGGTCAGTCAGATCTTGCTCGACATTGATAGCCCTGGCGGCAGTGTCTATGGCGTTTCTGAATTGAGCGATGTGATTTTGAGTGCCCGTGCACAAAAGCCTGTGGTTGCCATCGCCAACAGTCTGGCCGCCTCGGCTGCTTACTGGGTCGGCTCCCAGGCCAGTGAGTTTTACGTCACCGCCGGTGGTGAAGTCGGCTCCATTGGCGTGTGGCAGGCGCACCAGGACTACAGCAAAGCCATGGATGAGGCAGGCGTAAAGACCACGCTCATATCTGCGGGCAAGTTCAAGGTCGAGGGCAATCCATACGCTCCCCTGGACGAAGAAGCACAAGGATTTATGCAGTCCCGCGTAGAGGACTATTACGCCGCATTTACCAAGGCTGTGGCCAAGGGGCGTGGTGTGCCCATCACTCAGGTCCGCGATGGTATGGGTCAAGGACGGGTCTTGGGGGCTGATGCGGCCTTTGCGCAAAACATGGTGGACGGCATCGCGAGCTTCGATCAGGTCTTGAGCAAGATGCAAAAAGATACAGCGTTAAGTGCTAAGTCCAATTCACCTGTCAAACCCAAAACCTCCCGCTTGGCCCAAGCCCGCACTGAGCTTGGGATTTTGTAATTTGGACTGCTCAGGAGTTGCTCCGTTGAGCGTCTCCAGTCCGAACGGCGACCCGTAGGTCGCAACCCTGATGCGTGACTAGCTTCGCGCATTTTTCAATCTTTGCAATCCCGCCACCCAAGAGGTGGCTTTTTTACGTCTGGAGAAACCCAAATGAGTAAGCAATTGCGCGAGCTTCAAGCTCGCAAGTCTGACTTGGTCAAAGAAGCGCGAGCCTTAACCGACATCGCCGCACAAGAAAACCGCGATCTGACGGATGAGGATGTCATCAAATTCAATGGTCTTAAAAGTCGAATCGAAGCTACTTCGGCGGCGATTGACCGGGAATCGGCTTTGATTTCTGAGGAAGCCCAGATGAGTACGCATATGGGCATCCATGTAGGCGCTGGTCATGGTTCCGCTTTTTCCAGCGTGATGGTGAGCGACAACCGCGAGCTTGATCCCAAACATGGCTTTCAGAGCTTGGGTGACTTTTTGCAAAACGTCTGCCATGCGCAAAAGCCAGGCAACCCGATTGACGATCGACTGCTGATTGGCAGTGGTCGCGGTGCTGCCGCTCCAGCCACCTTTGGCAGTGAAGGCTCCGGTCAGGACGGTGGCTTCTTTGTCCCGCCACAGTTCTCCAAGGAGATTTTTCAGCTGTCTTTGGGCGAAGACTCGTTGCTGCCGCTGACCGACAACGTGGAGATCAGCGGAAACACCATGGCGTTTCCCAAAGATGAAACCACACCCTGGGGCACCAACGGTATTCGCGCTTACTGGCAAGGCGAAGCGGCTCCTGCGGTCACGACCAAGCCCGTTTTGGGACTGTCTACTTTGCGGCTCAAAAAGCTGATGGCTCTGGTGCCAACAACTGATGAGTTGCTGGAAGACGCCAATGCCTTGTCGACCTATTTGCCCGAGAAAATTGCACACTCCATTCGCTGGAAAACCAATGAATCGATCCTGTTCGGGTCGGGCTCTGGTGTACCGGTAGGGGCGCTCAATGCTGGCGCTACGGTCAATGTGGCCAAGGAGACTGGGCAGTTGACGCAAACGCTGCTTCCACAAAATCTGGCCAAGATGATTGCGCGTCTGCCAACGGGCTCATTCGCCAATGCGGTGTGGATCGTCAACAACGACGTGTTGCCAGCATTGTTCACCCTGACCTTGGGTAACTATCCGATCTACCTGCCCACCGGACTGAACGTTGGCGGGATTCAGGTATCGCCCTACGGCACGCTGCTGGGTCGTCCGGTGTTTGTGTCTCAACACGCCAATACATTCTCCGCACAGGGTGACATCTTGCTGGTGGACCTGAAGTACTACCAGACCATCACCAAGTCCGGTGGCATGCAGACCGCAACCTCAATGCACCTGTACTTCGATGCCGATCTCACGGCGTTTCGAACCACCTTCCGCATGGACGGCCAGTCCAAGCTTAGTAGTCCCATCACACCTGCCAAAGGCAGCGCAACGATGTCTCCCTTCATCCAACTGGGCGCGCGCTAAGCAGCCTCAATCCTTAGGAGAAAACTATGTTCCCCAACGCAAAAGGCAGCGAACTGCTGTCCATTCTCGCAACCATCGATCCAGCCGCGCAAGCGGTGGGAACTGTCACTACCGGCTGGATTTCTGTGGCCAATCACCACGGCTTTCTCTCCTTGGTGCAGACCGGAGTGCTGGGTACCAGCGCCACAGTGGAAGCTAAGTTGCAGCAGGCGGTTGATGCCACTGGTACGAGTGCCAAGGACATCAGTGGCAAAGCGATTACTCAGATTGTCAAAGCCACTGGCGACAACAAGCAGGCCTTGATCAACGTCAAGCCCGAGGAGCTCGATACGGTGAACGGCTTTGGCTTTGTTCGCCTGTCAGTCACAGTGGGTGTGGCAGCAAGCCAGACCTCCGCTCAGGTGATAGGCCTCAATCCGCGCTTTGCGCCTGCGGATGCTTCCAACCAAGCGGCTGTGGTGCAGGTCATCTAAATGCCCATCCAACTCGTCACGCCACCCACAGAGGAGCCGGTGTCGCTGCTTGAGGCAAAGCTGCATCTGCGGGTGGACTTTGACGAGGATGACATGCTGATCGCCTCACTCATCACGGCGGCCCGGCAAGCAGCCGAGACACTGACCGGCAGGCAGTTCACCACTGCCCGCTGGAAGCAAGTGCTCGACTGCTTCCCCGGACCGTCGCTGATAGGTGTGCCTGTAGGGCAGACTTTCACTTTGCCCGGTCATGCGATTTTGCTGGCCAAGGCACCCGTGCAATCGGTGGTGTCGATCAATTACCTGGACATGGGGTCTGTAAATCAGACCATGCCCGCTTTGACCTACACGGTCGATGCCGCCTGTGAGCCTGCGCGCATCACCCCGGTGTTCGGGCAGATCTGGCCCATTTGCTTGCCGCAGATCGGTGCGGTGTCGGTCACTTTTGACGCCGGGTACGGTACTGCTTCGCAAGTGCCAGAAGGCATCAAGAGTTGGATCAAGTTGCGCCTTGGCAGCTTGTATGCGCACCGCGAAGAGGTGGCTGCGCTCTCGCGTGGACGAATCGAATCATTGCCTTTCATAGACGGGCTGCTCGATCCGTACAAGGTTGTGACGGTATGAATCCGGTTCGCTCTGGTCAGTTGAATCGGCGCATTACTTTGCAGCGCCAAAGCACGGCGCAGGACAGTTACGGCGGGCCTGTTCGCACATGGACTGACCTGGGCACCTTTTGGGCTGAGATTCAACCCTTGAGTGGCCGGGAACTGGAAAGCGCGCAGCGCATGGCAAGCGAGGTCTCACACCAAATCGTTGTGCGCTACCAAGCCATCTTTGCTGACACGCGTCAGGTGGCTGGCTACCGGGCTCTTTACCGATCGCGGATTTTCAACATCCACGCTGCTCTCAATGATGAAGAGCGAAACGTGCTGGTCACGCTGCTGGCCTCTGAGGGTCTGGATTGAATGGCTAAGTACGAGAGCGTTCAGATTAAGGGCCTTGATGCTTTGGCCAAGGCTTTGAAAGAGTTGCCAGACCGGGTGGCCAAGAACGGCTTGCGTGCAGCGGTCTATGCCGGAGCTAAAGTGATTCGGGATGAGGCCAAGTTGCAAGCTCCTGTTGCCACGGGCGATCTGGGACCCAACCAGCCACCACCCGGCACCTTGAAGCGCTCTGTGATTTTGAAACAGATCCCAAAGTTGTCGAACAAGAACAAGCAGACGTTTTTTGTCACGATTCGGCAAGGCAAGAAGTACCGCAAGCAAGGCAAGAAGGGGAACCTCTCGCAAGACGCCTGGTACTGGCGCTTTGTGGAGTTCGGGACCGTAAAGATGTCTGCGCGCCCGTTTCTGCGGCCTGCTTTTGACATGAAGAAAAACGATGCGCTAACGGCCATCAAGACAAAGCTTGCTGAGCGCATTGAGCAAGCCGCACGTGAATTGAAAAAGTAGTTCAAAAAATGATTCAGCAAGACCTTTTCACGGCCCTCGCAGGTGTGGCCGGGGGAAGGGTATTTCCGAACGTTGCGCCCAACAACGTGCAAAAGCCTTACGTGGTCTATGCCCGCGTATCCAGAGCACCAGAAAACACCCTGGCCGACGGCGCACCCATTGAAAACACCCGCCTGCAGGTGGACTGCTTTGACACCACCTACGCCGCTGCCGTTGCCTTAGCCGAAACAGTCAAAGCGGCCATGAAAAGCAGCGCCATCACCCACGTTTTGCTCCTTGAGCAAGACCAATTCGAGCCCGAGGCATTGCTGCACCGGGTGATTTTGGATTTTTCGATCTGGCACTAACTTTTAGGAGAACTCTATGCCCAGCACCGCCATCTCAGCCCAAGGCTCCACCGTCAGTATCGGCACGACCACCGGGTCGGCGCTCACCATCACTGCCGTCTCGCTCACCAACCCTTGCCGGGTCACGCTCTCAGCGGTCACCGCATTGAACAAGGGTGATGTGATCACCATCGCTGGCGTCGTTGGCACCACCCAGCTCAACGGCAACAGTTTCGTTGTGCAGTACATCGAACCTACGACCAAGATCGTGACCCTTGCTGGACTGGACGCGACGGGTTATACGACCTACACCAGCGGCGGCACGGCCACCCCTGTGCAGTGGACCAAGATTTCCAACGTCAAGAGCTACAGCGGCTTTGACGGCTCAGCCTCAGAGATTGAGCGAACCAACTTTGACTCGACCGCCAAGGAATTCATTCTGGGTCTTTTTGATCCAGGTGCATTTGCCATTGAGGTCGACCAGGACAACAGCGATGCAGGCCAGTTGGCCCTGATGACTGCGCTGGTGACCGGTGTGGCCAAGAGCTTCAAGTTGATTTTGCCCAACGGCAACACCGCAACCTTCACTGCCTACGTGAAGAAATTCAACAGCCAGGGTGCAGTGGATCAGGCGATCCGGCGCTCGGCTGAACTGCGCATTTCTGGCTCGATCACCTGGGCTTAATTTTTCCAAGGACTCCTATGACACTACTTTCCAAAACTGCCATCCTTTGCGCCAACGACCTTCAAACAGAGGACGTCGATGTCCCCGAATGGGGAGGTGCCGTGCGCGTGCGCAGTTTCACCGGTCGCGAGCGTGATGCCTTTGAGGCCAGCATGGTCCGGGGCGAGGGCAAGGACCGCAAGGTCGATCTGACCAACATGCGTGCGCGTCTGGTAGGTCTGACTGTGATCGACGAAGGTGGCCAGCGTCTATTCACTGACGAGGAAGTTGATCTGCTCGGTGCCAAATCTGGCGCGGCACTGGACCGGGTGTTTGCCATTGCTCAAAAGCTCAATGGCCTGTCTGGCGCAGATGTGGAGGAACTCACAAAAAACTCCAGCGGCGTCCCGAGCGCCGTTTCTACTTCCGACTCTGCCTTGCCCTTGGATTCCAACACCCTGACCATCTCCTCGCAAGCCTGAGTTCGCAGCAGGTAGCGGAGTGGATGGCGTTTGCCTCTCTGGAAGGCCTGCCGGACATGCGCGCTGACTTTGGCTTCGGTCAGGTCTGCGCCACGCTGGCCAACGTCCACCGCCGCGAAGGTCAGGACCCGTACCAGGCCGAAGACTTCATGCCG